ATCAACTTTAGGACTGTTTAAAATAAATCTTTGGTCTATATCAGAACTGTCCACAATATATTTTGTGGTAATATACGTTCCCTCATATATTTCTGTGCTATCAAAAGGAATTGCATTTCCTGTACTTGTTCCTGTTACATCTGAAATAGTTACAAACTGATAACTCACATCATCCACAGTTGTAGTAAATGAAGTTCCAGCAGGCATGGTTGCAGTTGTCTTAGAAGTTGCGAGAGATATATTAATTGTTGCTCGTGGTGATTTAGGTGAAGATACTTCGTACCCTAACATCTTTGCATGGGAAACTATACTAGAACGTAATGATGCACTATCTAAAAACATTTCATTTGCAAGCATGTTCGCATTAAAACCAAGATAATGTGTATTATACGCAAGAGTATCTAATAAGATATTCATACCAGAACCCTCGAAGTCATAATCTTTAAATTCTGTTTGTGCTTTTAAATATGTTTTGAGATTGTCTTTAACATCATCAAAGTCAAACTCCGTAACCCTAAGTCTTTTATCGTTTGTTGCCATTAACGTAACCTCTCTAACATAACTGACATATCTACTAACTCTGTAGGTGTGTTTACTACATAAAATTCAATATTTACATTGTATAAATTTTTATCATAATCTGGTACAGCTCTAATCCCAACAAGTTTTGCTCTTGGTTCATAGTTTGCAATTACTTGTTCTAATTGTTTAGAAATAATAATAGCAACCGTTGGAGTCATATTTTCAAATAACATCTGTCTTATACCACCAGCAATCTCTGGGTGAAAAGGTTTTTCATAGTAATTAAGTAAAACAAGATTACGCAAAGACCTTTTAACTGCTTGAACATCTGTAACTTTATTTACATCTGAATTAGAACTTTTTCTAGTAAAATTTAAATCTAAATCACTATACTGTCTAACATTTCTACTAATGTTATTATTACCCTGTGCATCCTTATATGCGTTTCGTTGATGCTCTTTTTTTGTTGCCATTAGTAGACTCCTAGTTTATATTATTTATACAAAAAGTTTTAGTTGTTATCTCTTTTCATAATTTCCATCTTCATCTACTAATAATGATATTGATAAACCACCTTCCTTTACATAAGCAACTCCATCTTCAGTAAATTTAACATCAGCCATTTTATTTGCTTGTAGTCTGTTATTAGTAAACGAAGAAGCAGTTGCTATATTTAATTTTGCCTGTGCTTTTTTTGTAACTTTTGTAAACGTAGGTGCATCTGCTACTGTTTCTACCAGTCCTGCTTTTTCACCTTTAGCAAATTGTGCTTTAGTTACTTTTGCTACTACACTTCCACTTGGAGTAAGATTAAAATCTGATGCTAATGCACCACAAGGATTTAATCCTTTTAGTTTTGCTGAAAGGGCATCTGCAATCATATCAAATATATTTAATCCAGCATCTATGATAGATTGACCAAATTGAAGTGTGAGTTGAGCAAGTTTTGCAGCATACTCCAATGAACCCTCAACCAAATCTAAAAGTGCTTCTATTCCCTCTGAAAAACTAATACTTGGAATTATACCAGATAAGTCTGGAAGCATTTTACCCAATGCAATTCCCACAGCATCTAATGCACTTGATACTGCATCTGCGATTGCTCCAGTAATATCTCCTATTCCATTTAGTATATCAGTAATTAAATTATCTACTGACGATAATGCAGCACTAAGGTCTGCACTCACTCCACAACCTACTGCTATTATTGGATTAATTCTTGCCATATTTTTCTCCTTTTATTATCCAGCAAATACTTTGGGGTGACCTTGTGCAACAGAAGTACAACCAGCTATACTGTCGCCTATTCGTCCACAACCCCTACCATTTACTTTAACTTTTAATGAACCGATAGCTATTGGAGCAGCATGTGCTGGACAAGGAAAGCCAGGTAAAAGATGAGGTGTATTTATATCACCTTGTCTACTCACTCCAATACCACCAACCTTTACATTATCACTTTTACCAAATCGAACCATACCACTACAATGTGGAATATCGGCTGCACCAAAAAATGTTACTGCTCTACCCATTTGCTGTATCCTCCTGTGTTATTAATAAACTTAATTTGTGATTCCATAACGCAATCTCTCTATGTTCTTCTTCTGTATGTCCATCACCAGCTGCATGTGCAACACCAACTGGTGGGTGATAATGGTCATCTGGTACATTATCTGGTGCAGTTTCTAATACCAAATGATTTTCCGAACCAGTTGACCAATCTTCTGGAACTAATTTATGTCTACCATCAGCATTTTCCATAATCAAGTTACTGTCAGCATTAGTCGAAGAAGAATCTGTACCATCTAGAACTATGTTATCTCCGTCAGTAAATGTTTTCTCGTCTATAAATGTAAAATCTTCAAAGCTTACATCATCTCCAGTTTCTAAAAGAAGACCCCCTGTAGAAGTCCCTGTTTCAAGTTCAACTTCAATGCTTGTTAAGGTAGGCTCCGTAACAAAGTTATCAGTTTCCCCAGAATCAAGAGTATCTATTTCTAATAGTATTTCATGTGGTTCTACAGCTGTACCAATATCTGGTTTAAAACTAATCACATGGAGTAATGACGCAAGTGGTATGCTATCATAATCCGTGTAGGTCGTGATTGTTCCTGTAGTATCCATTATTTTAAATTCGTGTGCCATTAGTTTAGATTTATAACTCCTGTTGTTGTAGTTGTTTGGTCACCAGTAATTGTAGTTGTCTGACCAGCACTATAAGTTTCGGATACAGCTCCTGTAATAGCAGTTGTTAGTGTTGAAGAATAAGTTTCATTAACTGTTCCTGTAATTCTTGTGTTTAATTTGCCAAGTGCATCAATGTTTACTGTACCTAATATATTTGTTTGACTTAATACTAAATTAGTCCTCCCAATTAAAATTAAACTAGCAGCAGATATTGATGCTTCTTTTGAAATCTCAGAAGTAGATACCCCACCAACTGTCAATCTATCATCACCTTTAATTTGAATGTTACGATTGTTATCACTTACTTCGCCACCAGTACCTATATGACCAAGTAGACTTCCGCCAATTCTGTAACTGTGTGTGCCTAGTATATCCAACTCATAATTACCATCACCTGTTGCACCTATTTTTGTGGACATACTTTCACCAACTTTTAAAGTATAATTACCTTGAACCTCTTGTACATAATCTCCTAATATAAGATGATTGCAATCACCACCTATTGTAAGATTTACAGTTCCGCCTATATAAACACTTTTATCACTATAAACAATTTCGTAGTCATCTTTTACAACCTTTGTTACTCTTGAGCCATCTGGGTGTACTTCTTCAAATGTACCAGACCTATGTTCTTTATGTAATCTTTCAGCACCCTCAGTATCATCTATCTCAAAGATGTGCCCAGACTCAGATTCAAAGACATGATTGTTTGGATATTTTGATGCACTTGTAGATGCACCTTGTGGGTCTGGTTCATTCCAAGTTGTTCTTTCATCTTCTGCTTCTAATTTTATAGAAGGGCCATCTGGGCCCATGTGTGGTTTAGTCGCAATTGGAATATCTGGTATTTTTGATTCTCTCCTATCAATAAGAGATTGATGTGTCTCTGCATCTTCACTACCTCTCGCAAGACGATTGGTATCAGACTCACCAGTTGAATGGGTTGAATGTGTTATAGAAGATGAAGGGTAATTTGCATTGGGGTCATTGAACCCTTTGGAACTGTCAGCAGTAGAACTCGGAACGCCAGGCAGAGAACCCATGATGATAGGTTGTTGTTTTTCCTCTGCATCACGGAAAAACCCTACAACCCAAGAACCCTCAAGAAGAAAGGTGGGAGTATTACCCATTCCTTGCATGGAAGGGTCTGTGACTGGGTGCATGACATGAGCCCACGGCAAATCCTTTGTGGGTATATCATTCTTATCTTCTGTATGAAATCCTATACAACGAACACGAACTCGACCTAGTTTTGCTGGGTCATTCCTATCTTCAACTACACCTGTAAACCAGACGAAACCGTCCAGTCCCATAAAATTACTGCTTGCCATATAATATACTCCTCTTACAGAGTTATTTATACAGAATTAATGGAGGTCTGGGTCTCGCCCAAGTCCAGTTACCGTAGGAATTTCGTATTCTTCTACGGTATAATGTTCTGTCATGCCAGAATATAATATATTCAGAGTTTCTTGTGCTTCGTCTTTGTCTAGACCATCATGTAGTATCACATTGTTTTGAACGATACGATACTTTTTAATCATAGTCGTTTATTTAGTATTTGGATTGTATGTGCTGTTGAAATTATACCAAATATTTCCTGCCACCATGATACGTTCCTCATCACTCTCTTGCTCAGGTACACTATGACGTAGTGTAGACGGAAAGATAAACATATCACCCTTCTTTGGTTGTATGGGCATAGGAACAAACTCATTACTATTTGGATTGAGTATGTTATGAAAGACCAGAGGTGC